CACATCACCTTCTGCTGCAATCGCCTGCATCAGGGTATAAGGGGTTATGGCCACCGGACTACCAAACGGCTGCCAGCCCTCTTTCAGTTTGTGTGTCAGCTTTTCCGCAAGATCTGACGGCGACGCCGCCCTGACAACATCATAATGTTTAATCGACATCGAATTTCTCCCGTGTACAGGAACAGAGTTAAAAAGCCGGAACCGGAATCAAATCACAGGATGACCATCTGCCAGTGGCAGGTCATAAAAAAAAGGCCGCGCCATGCGCAGCCAGAACTCACAAGGAAAATGATAGAAGGAAATAACATTAGTGATGTACGCATGGCGCCTCCCGCTAAGTTCTGCAATGATCAAACAGAACTCGCTACGTGCCCTTAAAACTCGATCATTTAGCCCCTCCAAGGAGGATTCACCATGCGGTTGGTTTTTTAATAAACAGTAAACAAAAAAGTCAAGAATTATTCATTCTGTTCTTTCATCATCGGCCACAGCAATACCACAATGCCGCAGACCAGAGCGCCATCAGTCAGTACCAACATTATCCTGCTGGTGAAATCCATCATCACCATCACTAAAAGCAGGATCACAACAGCAAGCAGACACAGTTTATAAAACAATGTTCAGAAAACGCATTCAGCATGCCTAAGGTTCTATTCCTACGAATAGCCAACTTGCAACTTAAAATATTATTTATGCAGCCAATTAAATTCTGGTCCTTACAATATCAACCTGAAGATTCTTATCTTGTGCTGATTGATAAATCACAAACCTTTTACTACCTGCATTGAAAGAAGTAGACAAAACCAGACAATTATCATAACGAGCAAGAACATAATACCAACCATCATTATAATTAATCATTTCATATTCTTTCTTAAACTGTGGTTTGTAATATCCTGTCAGAAATGAAAAAAGCCAGAAATATGCCACAAAAGCAATCATCACAATCTCAAAAAAATGTTTTTTTATAAATGGCTTATCATAGAAGCATGATACCGATAAAAATCGCCCATAAGATCTTATCGAAATTGTAACCGCCAGCGCAATCGCTGCTGACAGTAGCAAAAGAGGTACCTGAATCTTCTGTCTCAATATAGAAAACTCAATAATTGCCGGCACAAACAATAATTCCACAGCAAAATAAAGGCGAAATACATTTAGCTCTTGCATAGAATGTTTTCTTTTCACTGCGAAAAAGAATACAACACCAATACCCCAACCGATAAGAAATATAGCAATGACGATAACTGCAAAAAATAAACTTCTGGCAACATCATCAACACCTGCACCTACAATCCACCATGGGAAGCCGTAGTAAAAAGAAGTACCCCATCCATAGAAATAAGCACTCCCCCATCCAAGGCATCCCATGTAGGCAATAAAAAGTGAAGAACTCCTGAGCAGCGCACCATCCTTCATAACCACCCCAATACAAGATGATAACATTGGCTTACAACTCATAACAAAAGCAATTCAATGCCGTCAAGAGGTTACAGGCTAAAAAAACTCTATTACATTGCAGTCAGCATGTTTACTACACAAATACAATTCAGAGCATAAAAACTACTCGGCGGCAGGTTATTGAGACTCATCAATGACATGTAAAAAACGCCCATTATTGGTGTCAAGTTTCCCCAAAGTTATTCAAAAAGTCAATATTATGCCGTTAATATGTTGCCATCCGTGGCAATCATGGCGCTAACGTGTGATCGCATTCAAAATGTTGTCTGCGATTGACTCTTCCTTGTGGCATTGCACAACCAGAGCGTCATACAGCGGCTTAACAGTGCGTGACCAGGTGGGTTGGGTAAGGTTTGGGATTAGCATCGTCACAGCGCGATATGCGGCGCTTGCTGGCATTCTTGAATAACCGACGCCTTTACATCTTCCGCACTCTTTCTCAGCAACTATCCCCCACTGCTCTGTTTTGGCTATATCAACCGCACGGCCTGTACCGTGGCAATCTCTGCATCTTGCGCCCGGCGTAGCGGCACTACGGCAATAATCCGCATAAGCGAATGTTGCGAGCACTTGCAGTACCTTTGCCTTAGTATTTCCTTCAAGCTTTGCCACGCCACGGTATTTCCCCGATACCTTGTGTGCAAATTGCATCAGATAGTTGATAGCCTTTTGTTTGTCGTTCTGGCTGAGTTCGTGCTTACCACAGAATACAGCCATTCCGAATCCGGCTTGTGATTGCGCCATCCCCATAGCAGCCATCACATCAGTACCGGAAAGAGAGTCAGAAGCCGTGGCCCGTGGTGAGTCGCTCATCATCGGGCTTTTTGGCGAATGAAATTTAGCTACGCTTTCGAGTCTCATGCGCCTTCTCCCTGTACCTGAATCAATGTGAGATTTCCGCAGAACACTGCCCCAGTATCGATATACATCTGGTTGGCAAATTTGAGTGGTTTCACTGCTGGCGTATGACCAAAGATAAACGTGTCCGCGCCTTTAATTTCTTTAACGATCCCGTCTTGTGAGTTGCTGATTCGTTCGCGGTTCCAGATTACCTGCTGATGATCAACTGGCTTTCCAAATTCGTATTCGTCACAAGGATAATCGGCGTGGCAGATGACATATTTTTTACCTTTGCTCACCAGTTCGATGATTAACGGAAGTTCTTCTGCTTTATGGGCAAGAGCTTTAGCCAGAATTTCTTTGTCGTAATCGAGATTAAAGAACCAGCCACCGCCATTAAGCAGCCAGTGATTAACGTTTCCACGCTCTGATAAGCCATCAATCATCATTTGCTCATGGTTTCCACGTACAGCTCTGAACCAGGGGAATGTGATTAATTCCAGGCATTCAACGTTCTCTGCACCACGATCAACCAAATCGCCCACCGAGATAAGCAGGTCTTTTTTGTTGTCGAATCCAATCGTATCCAGTTTGTTCATCAGGTTCGTGTAGCATCCGTGCAGATCGCCAACTACCCAAATATTTCGGTATTTGCTGCCATCAATTCTTTCGTAGATATTCATGCAGCCTCACTTCTGCTGTTTCGCAGTTTTTTAAGTTTCTGTTGATACTCCGCCTTGATGGTCCTGCACTCTTCGACAGTCCAGCGATGGCGGTTATGGTTTGATTCGATTTCGTCTACTGCTTCCTGCCCGATGCGGCTAATCAGTTCGACGCGATACGGAACGAGATTTCCGCTTTTGTGCTGGTTGCACACCACGCATTGCTTGTGAATATTGCGTTCATCAAATCGGAGTTGAGGTGCCGCAGCAGTTGTCCGGTAATGTCCGGCATCCCACTGAGCAGACGTGAGCGTTCCGCACGAGATACATGGTAAGTCGCGGTCTCTTTCTCTGATGAAGGCGTTTACGGCTTGTTGGGCTTGTTTAATCCAGTAACTGCGGGGCTTTAAGGCGAGTTTTCGAATCTTAAGTTTATCTTTCTGTTTCTGCTCCTCTCGTCGTCGTTTCTTCTCTGCTGCTTTTTCCGCTTTTTCGCGTTCTTTACTTCGTCGTTCGAGTGCTATCTTGGTTCCACACTCTGGAGAGCACCACCACTGATTAGCGAATGCAGGGTGAAACCATTCCCGACATTCATCGTTTTTACATCGTCTTCGCGCTGGTTTAGCCATCATCTTCTTCCTCGTGCATCGAGCTATTCGAATCGCTCATCAGCTCTGCACAGCAGTGCTCACACACGTGAACTTCCAGCACATGCAGCTTCTGACCGCAATTAGCGCACGTTAAAGCCCGCTCGACGCTTTCTTGTTCGTAACTTCGATTTGGGTCAATCACCTTGTATTCCTCGCACGATGTCTTAGCCACCGGATATCCCACAGGTGAGCCGTGTAGTTGAAGGTTTTTACGTCAGATTCTTTTGGGATTGGCTTGCGTTTATTTCTGGAGCGTTTCGTTGGAAGGTATTTGCAGTTTTCGCAGATTATGTCGGTGATGCTTCGTCGCTGTCGTCTCATGCAGCCCTCCTGACGCCCTGCCCGATCGCCATCAATGCCGCTTTGGATACGGTAGTAAACATCCGTCGAGGACTGATGAACGGTCGCCAAATCAGCAGCATGGAGCCTTTGCTGTTTCCCTTCTTCTCCAGCCCTGTCGATGGTTCGATAAAATTAATCCGTCCATCAGTGATAATACGAACTTCGTCAACACTCTCCAGAGCCTTGCTGAACCATCCGACAGACATATCCTCTGGCACAAGCATCACTACCGTCTGTCGCTGTTGTATACACTGCTCAGCGGCTTTTTCCACCCACGGCCTGATATTGCTGTACGGTGGGTTATTCCAGATTGCACCGTGGCTTACCCACTCAGAATTGAGCGCGTCGTCGTCCTCAGTTAGCCAGTGAGCGCACAGAGCGTTTTTGTCGCTCGCTGCCGAATCCAGCCAGAATCCAAACTCAATATCCAGTGCATCAAAAAGCCAAAGCGGCGTTTGCCAGCAGTCCTTGTCGTGTGCTGGCGTATTTGATTTGATAGTCATGCAGCCCGATCTCCCCATCGCGCTTTCCATTCGAGAGCCAGTCGCGCTTCGTCTGACCACTTAACGCCACGCTCTGTACCGAATGCCTGTATAAGCTCTAATAGCTCCGCAAATTCGCTTACACGCATCCTGCTGGTTGACTGGCCTATTACCACAAAGCCATTCCCGGCAAGGTTAGGAACAACATCCTGCTGCTTTAATGCTGCGGTAAACACACACTTCCAGCTTTCTGCATCCAGCCAGCGACCATGCCATTCAACCTGACGAGAGACGTCACCTAAGCAGGCCCATAGCTTCCTGTTTTGGTCTAAGCTGCGGTTGCGTTCCTGAATGGTTACTACGATTGGTTTGGTTGGGTCTGGAAGGATTTGCTGTACTGCGTGAATAGCGTTTTGCTGATGTGCCGGAGATCGAATTTCAAAGGTTAGTTTTTTCATGACTTCCCTCTCCCCCAAATAAAAAGGCCTGCGATTACCTGCAGGCCTGTGATTAGCTCAGTGATGTAGATGGTCATCTTTTAACTCCATATACCGCCAATATCCGTTTCATCGTGGCACTCTGGCGACACTCCTTAAAAATCAGGTTCGTGCTCATCTTTCCTTCCCGTTCTTCCTTGGTAGCAAACCGGTAATACACCGTTCGCCAGACCTTACCTTCGATAACCAGAAGACCTGCCCGTGCCATTTTAGCCGCGGCCTGATTTATGCTGGTTACTGTTGCGCCTGTTAGCGCGGCAACGTCCGGCGCACAGAAGCTATTATGCGTCCCCAGGTAATGAATAATTGCCTCTTTGCCCGTCATACACTTGCTCCTTTCAGTCCGAACTTAGCTTTAATTTCTGCGATCTTCGCCAGCGCCTGAACACGATTTAGAGGTCTGCCGCCCATGACAGGAAGTTGTTTTATTGGTTCAGGTATCGTCTCACCACGGTTAATTCGCGCTGTCATACAGGTCAGTTCATCGGCAGCCTTGCGTCGTAATTCCGCGTCAGTCAGCGCATTGGCCCGCATGTTCTGGTACAGGTTGGTAACCAGCCAGTAGTGCGCGTTCGATTTCCACGGATAAGACTCTGCATCCGGATACAGGCCTCGCTTCCGGCAATACTCGTAAACCATATCAACCAGCTCGCTGACGTTTGGCAGTCCGGCGATAACGGATGCTTCTTCCCGGCACCATGCAACAAACTGCCCGGGTGATGGCAGAAATGGTCGATTCTGCCGACGGGCTACGCGCATTCCTGCGTTAACCTGTTCCATTGTGGTGATCCCGTTTTCCCGGAAAGCCAGAACCCACTGGCGGCGGATTTCGTTCAGTTCGTTCTGGTCACGGTTAGCCAGGCTCGCCGGGAAAGTTGCCAGTAACTGGCTGAACACACCGTTGATGATCTGCGCTACCTGCTGTACCTGAGGCTTTTCGTCGTACTGTTCCGGCATGTTGTTGGCGATCCGACGCATCTGCTCACGGTCAAAGTTAACCATCTGTGCGGCGATGTTTTTCATAAATCCACCCCGTAAATCCAGTCAGTGTTTGTCAGGTCGAGTTTTGGTTTGCAGGCTGTCACGCCTGCCTGTTGCTTGTTACGGTTGATTTCGAGCTGGGTCCACTTGTCGCGGAGTTTGGCCGGGCTCAGCACGTTACCGGACCAGAAGTTGTCCTGGCATGCCCAGCGGAACAGTACACACATGTCGCGATGGTTACGTCCGTCACGTTCACGCATCAGGCGGATATCGTTAGCCCACCCTGCAAAATTCGGTTTTCTGGCTGATGGCGCGATGGTCTTCACCATGTCAAACATCCACTCTGCGGCGGTCAGATCTTCTGCTGTCCCCCACCTGCTGCCGCTCTGAATTGCAGCATCTGGTTTCTCCACAGAAAGATCGTTTTCTGGCTGGTCAGAGGATTCGCCTGAATTCTCTGACGAATAATCTTTTCTTTTTTCTTTTGTAATAGTGTCTTTTGTGTCCCCCTGTTTTGAGGGATAGCAATCCCTCAATTTGAGGGATGTTTTATCCCTCGTTTTAGGGGATTTTCCCTCGTTTTGAGGGATACACCATTCTGAGATGTTTTTATTTGGTCCAAACATGCCGCCTTGCTGCTTGATAATATTCATTCTGACGAGTTCTAACTTGGCTTCATTGCACCGTTTGACGGGTAACTTTGTAATCTCGCTAAGTTGAGAATCGGTGATTCTGTCCATTGGTTTATTCCACCCATAGGTTTTACGCAGAATGGCAAGCAGCACTTTAAACTGTCGCTTGGTCAGATCTGCGCCTGAATAAGCCTCAAGCAGCATATTTGATAGTCTGACGTAACCATCATCGAGATCTGCCACATTACGCTCCTGTTCGGCAAAGTTACCTCTGCCGAAGTTGAGTATTTTTGCTATATTTGTCATAATGACTCCTGTGGATTGATCCAGTAATTCCCTCAGAATTGCATATCAATTTGCTTAAAATCCTCGGTGGCAGCCGGGGATTTTTTCTTTGTGATTTCATCAAGCGCATACTTAAAAGCCCTGCTAATCGGACTGATGTCTGATGCCATTCCGAAAGCACACAAGACCGAAGCAATAAATCTCCAGTCCGTTCTGCTTATCTTCGATTCATGACAGCCAATCATCTTTGCCAAACCGCGCTGTGTAAGCGTTGATAGGTTGATGAGTAAATCTGTTTCTGCGCGATCAACGTCACGCTGTGATAGTTTGCTGTAACTTGTTCGTTCCATTTCTTAATATTTCCAATAGTGAATTGTTAGTTGACAGGTATGCGTGGAAACGCATATGGCCTTAGTTGGTCAGATATCTTGGGACTCGCTTTTCAGCGACGTAGGACGAATGTCCGTTGTTACAAAGAGCGGCTCCGCTTATTAAGCGGCTTTGTGTTCCGGCGGGAACACGTCATCAAGACTTACTTTTGCGCCTAACTTGTTTAGGCACGCAACAAGAGCACGGCATGTTTTAAGGTCTGGGAAGCGACGACCAGATTCCCAATGTCCGATAGCTCCCTGTGTGCATCCAACTGCTTTAGCAAGTTTCGTTTGAGAGATATTCAGTGACTCTCGATATTTTCGTAGGTTGCTCATATGTCCTCCGTAGTAACCACGAATAAAAAAATACAATATGTACTCACCAAACACAAGTAAAAATACATATTGTGCATGGATGGTTCCAGTACAGAGCGTAATAATAAGGATATGAAAATGAAATGGTATGAACTGGCTAGATCCAGAATGAAAGAGCTCGGCATAACTCAAGAGAAGTTAGCCGAAGAGCTAGGTATGACGCAGGGTGGAATTGGACACTGGTTGCGCGGATCTCGTCATCCATCTCTTAGTGATATTGGTGTGGTGTTTAAATACCTTGGTATTGATAACATATCATTCAACCACGACGGGACATTTTCACCTGTTGGCGAATACTCATCGGCCCCAGTTAAAAAACAATATGAGTACCCTGTTTTTTCTCATGTTCAGGCTGGGATGTTCTCTCCAGAACTCAGAACCTTTACCAAAGGCGATGCGGAGAGATTGGTAGGCACAACCAAAAAAGCCAGTGACTCTGCATTCTGGCTTGAGGTTGAAGGTAACTCAATGACCGCACCAACAGGTTCCAAACCTAGTTTTCCTGACGGGATGTTAATTCTGGTTGACCCTGAGCAAGCTGTTGAGCCCGGCGATTTCTGCATAGCCAGACTTGGTGGTGATGAATTTACCTTCAAGAAACTGATCAGGGATAGCGGTCAGGTGTTTCTACAGCCACTAAACCCACAATACCCAATGATCCCATGCAATGAGAGTTGTTCCGTTGTTGGGAAAGTTATCGCTAGTCAGTGGCCTGAAGAGACGTTTGGGTGATGAAGGGCTAAATGTCTCCTAATAAAAACAGCAATCATTTGAAATTATTAATAATTATAGAGGTTTAGTCTTGGAAATCAGCACGGCGGTTATTCATTCCGAAGAAGATGCTTTGCGTTTTGTTGAGATGTACATCGCTGGGCAAGATCTTCCTGATGGAATATCATTTGAAGGGTGGCCTAACTTAACCTTCCGTCTTACTGGTGACAAATTTCATGGCAGTTTGACTCCTTCTGTCATGAAGGGTTTTGTTGAAATGCAGGCCCAAATAAACCGAGCTTATGCATTGTTAAAGTACGGAGTTCCTGACCCAAGAAAGCTTTCAAAAGAAGAGAAGGAAGCTATCGAAATTCAGGTGAATGTTGAGAATGGCTCGTCCTTGATAGAAGTTAATATGGATGGGTTCATGGGTGAGGTTATACAAACTGCGGTGAGTAAAGTGGGCCCTCAAGAGATCGTTATTACAGTTTTAGGGGTCGCTCTTATATGGGGCGGCGTCGTCCTATTCAAAAAATACCTAGAAGACCGCAAAGAGATTCGCATGGCAGAAGTAAAAAGCGAGTCTGAGCGTGAACACCTTGCGACCATGCGCTTCATGTCTGAGCAGGAAACAAAACGAAGTGAATTATTGACTCAGATTATTAGCGAAAAACCCAAGCTAGACAACATGGAAAGACTTGCTCATGACGCAAAAACCGACATAGTTAAATCATTTGTCAAGGCTGATACAGCTCAGATTGATGGCGTTGTATTGGATGCAGATCTATCCAAAACCCTCACTACAAATGCAAGGCGGAAATCAATGGAGATCCGCCTTGATGGAAATTATCGCATTGAAAAGGTTGACTCCACTGATCCAGAGAGCTTCAAAGTGCAAGTGAGAAATGTTGATTCCGATCTAAGAATATCGTGCATAGTACAAGATGTTTTTCTCGACGCATCCGAGCATAAAAAAGCTCTTCAGCAAGCTGAGTGGGATAGAAAACCAGTTCATTTGTCAATCAACGCAAAAGAACTAGATGGTGAAATAAAGTCCGCGATAATACTTTATGTCAAAGAGATAACATAATCCTCATCCCGGCCTCAGCGCCGGGTTTTCTTTGCCTCACGATCGCTTCACCTAAAAACACATAACCAATTGTATTTATTTGAAAATAAATAGATACAACTCACTAAACCACGCAATTCTGATCTCTCCTTACATCGCCGAGGCAATACACCCATGCTAAAAAACAATACTATTAAATACAAAGCGTTGTAAAAAACCACCTCGTTTTAAGAACAAATTGTATTGATAAAGCAAAATACATATCGTACTATTTAACCATCAGCAGGACGCTGGAAGCCAAACGGAACAAACTGGCAGGCTCTTTAAACAACGTCGAACTCTCGACTACGTGGCTGAAAAGCCAGATCACCCAACCACATGAGCTGTGGGATGCAATGCCGAAGCAACCGTCTAGGAGTAGCTTCGAGATTGCATCGCCAAAGTTTATTCGGGAGGAATCTATGTCCAGAAAAACAGAATTTAAAGGCACCGCAGCTTCTCGCCGTAGAGCTCGTCGCGCAAATCTGCAAAGTCAGGAGGCGATTAGCTCCGACAAACTACACAGGCCAACCCCCTCACGAGTGGTCTTGCAATGCAAACGCAAACCAGCAATGAGAGCAGAAGTAATAACACTGACAACGTTGACCAGAAAATATGAAGGCTCAACTTGTCTTCCAAATGTAGCTCTTTACGCGGCAGGCTACAGGAAATCAAAACAACTGACAGCAAGGTGACTTGTGTTGATCGCCAGAAAATGAAATTAGGCATCAAACCACTTATTTGAGGTGATATATGGAAGAAGAATTTGAAGAGTTCGAAGAGCATCCTCAGGATGTGATGGAACAATACCAGGACTATCCTTATGACTACGACTATTGATAAAAATCAATGGTGTGGACAATTCAAGCGATGCAATGGATGCAAGCTGCAATCGGAATGCATGGTTAAGCCTGAAGAAATGTTTCCTGTAATGGAAGATGGGAAATATGTCGATAAATGGGCAATACGAACGACGGCAATGATTGCCAGAGAACTTGGTAAACAGAACAACAAGGCTGCCTGGTGGTGGCCTTTATTTTTGGCATAAACAACAGAATAAACACTGCACTGTGTATTCATTCCAACAAGTGAATACACGGAGCAATGTCGCTCGTAACCAAACAGGAGCCGACTTGTTCTGATTATTGGAAATCTTCTTTGCCCTCCAATATGAGGGCGATTTTTTATCTGTGAGGATATGAACAGATGTCAAACATCAAAAAATACATCATTGATTACGACTGGAAAGCATCAATAGAAATTGAAATCGACCATGACGTAATGACAGAGGAAAAACTTCACCAGATTAATAATTTCTGGTCAGACTCTGAATACCGACTCAATAAACACGGCTCTGTATTAAATGCTGTATTAATCATGCTGGCGCAACATGCTCTGCTTATAGCAATTTCAAGCGACTTAAATGCATATGGTGTTGTGTGTGAGTTCGACTGGAATGATGGAAATGGTCAGGAAGGATGGCCTCCAATGGATGGTAGTGAAGGAATAAGAATTACCGATATCGATACATCAGAAATATTTGATTCAGATGATATGACTATCAAGGCCGCCTGAGCGCGGCGTTACCGCATACCAATTACGCTTCACTCGAGGCGTTTTTCGTTATGTATAAATAAGGAGCACACCATGCAATATGCCATTGCAGGGTGGCCTGTTGCTGGCTGCCCTTCCGAATCTTTACTTGAACGAATCACCCGTAAATTACGTGACGGATGGAAACGCCTTATCGACATACTTAATCAGCCAGGAGTCCCAAAAAATGGATCAAACAATTATGGCTATCCAGACTAAATTCACTATCGCCACTTTTATTGGCGATGAAAAGATGTTTCGTGAGGCCGTCGACGCTTATAAAAAATGGATATTAATACTGAAACTGAGATCAAGCAAAAGCATTCACTAACCCCCTTTCCTGTTTTCCTAATCAGCCTGGCATTTCGCGGGCGATATTTTCACAGCCATTTTCAGGAGTTCAGCCATGAACGCTTATTACATTCAGGATCGTCTTGAGGCTCAGAGCTGGGCGCGTCACTACCAGCAGATCGCCCGTGAAGAGAAAGAGGCAGAACTGGCAGACGACATGGAAAAAGGCCTGCCCCAGCACCTGTTTGAATCGCTATGCATCGATCATTTACAACGCCACGGGGCCAGCAAAAAAGCCATTACCCGTGCGTTTGATGACGATGTTGAGTTTCAGGAGCGCATGGCAGAACACATCCGGTACATAGTTGAAACCATTGCTCACCATCAGGCTGATATTGATTCAGAGGTATAAAACGGATGAGTACAGCACTCGCAACGCTGGCAGGGAAGCTGGCTGAACGTGTCGGCATGGATTCTGTCGACCCACAGGAACTGATCACCACTCTTCGCCAGACGGCATTTAAAGGTGATGCCAGCGATGCGCAGTTCATCGCATTGCTGATCGTCGCCAACCAGTACGGCCTTAATCCGTGGACGAAAGAAATTTACGCCTTCCCTGATAAGCAGAACGGCATTGTTCCGGTGGTGGGCGTTGATGGCTGGTCCCGCATCATCAATGAAAACCAGCAGTTTGATGGCATGGACTTTGAGCAGGACAATGAATCCTGTACATGCCGGATTTACCGCAAGGACCGCAATCATCCGATCTGCGTTACCGAGTGGATGGATGAATGCCGCCGCGAACCATTCAAAACCCGCGAAAGCAGAGAAATCACGGGGCCGTGGCAGTCGCATCCCAAACGGATGTTACGGCATAAAGCCATGATTCAGTGTGCCCGTCTCGCCTTCGGATTTGCTGGTATCTATGACAAGGATGAAGCCGAGCGCATTGTCGAAAATACCGCATACACTGCAGAACGTCAGCCGGAACGCGACATCACTCCGGTTAACGATGAAACCATGCAGGAGATTAACACTCTGCTGATTGCCCTGGATAAAACATGGGATGACGACTTATTGCCGCTCTGTTCCCAGATATTTCGCCGCGACATTCGCGCATCGTCAGAACTGACACAGGCCGAAGCAGTGAAAGCTCTTGGATTCCTGAAACAGAAAGCCACTGAGCAGAAGGTGGCTGCATGACACCGGACATTATCCTGCAGCGTACCGGAATCGACGTGAGAGCTGTCGAACAGGGGGATGATGCGTGGCACAAATTACGGCTCGGCGTCATCACCGCTTCAGAAGTTCACAATGTGATAGCAAAGCCCCGCTCAGGAAAGAAGTGGCCTGACATGAAAATGTCCTACTTCCACACCCTGCTGGCTGAGGTTTGCACCGGTGTGGCTCCGGAAGTTAATGCTAAGGCGCTGGCCTGGGGAAAACAGTACGAGAACGACGCCAGAGCCCTGTTTGAGTTCACTTCCGGCGTGAATGTTACTGAATCCCCGATCATCTATCGCGACGAAAGTATGCGCACCGCCTGCTCTCCCGATGGTTTATGCAGTGACGGCAACGGCCTTGAACTGAAATGCCCGTTTACCTCCCGGGATTTCATGAAATTCCGGCTCGGTGGTTTCGAGGCCATAAAGTCGGCTTACATGGCCCAGGTGCAGTACAGCATGTGGGTAACGCGAAAAGATGCCTGGTACTTTGCCAACTATGACCCACGAATGAAGCGTGAAGGCCTGCATTATGTCGTGGTTGAGCGGGATGAAAATTACATGGCGAGTTTTGACGAGATGGTGCCGGAGTTCATCGAAAAAATGGACGAGGCACTGGCTGAAATTGGTTTTGCATTTGGGGAGCAATGGCGATGAAGCATCCTCACGATAATATCCGGGTAGGCACGATCACTTTCGTCTACTCCGTTACAAAGCGAGGCTGGGTATTTCCCGGCCTTTCTGTTATCCGAAATCCCCTGAAAGCACAGCGGCTGGCTGAGGAGATAAATAATAAACGAGGGGCTGTATGCACAAAGCATCTCCTGTTGAGTTAAGAACGAGCATTGAGATGGCACATAGCCTTGCTCAAATTGGAGTCAGGTTTGTGCCAATACCAGTAGAAACAGACGAAGAATTTCATACGTTAGCCACATCCCTTTCACAAAAGCTGGAAATGATGGTGGCGAAAGCAGAAGCAGATGAGAGAGACCAGGTATGACAACCACGGAATGCATTTTTCTGGCAGCGGGCTTCATATTCTGTGTGCTTATGCTTGCCGACATGGGACTTGTTCAATGACACCTCAGCAGGAAAACGCCCTTCGCAGCATTGCCCGTCAGGCTAATTCTGAAATCAAAAAAGCCAGACAGCAGTTTCCGGATAAAAACGTCGATGACATTTGCCGTAGCGTACTGAAGAAGCACCGCGAAACGGTAACGCTGATGGGATTCACACCGACTCATTTAAGCCTGGCAATCGGCATGTTAAACGGCGTCTTTAAGGAACGATGAACATGAAAAGCAAAATCATCAGGGAGCTACAGGCTCCTTTTTTATTATTCGCATTCACCCTCAAGCGTATTAACCAACAATTCAGGGATTAATGGAAGATGGCAGACATCATTGATTCAGCATCAGAAATTGAAGAATTACAGCGCAACACAGCAATAAAAATGCGCCGCCTGAACCACCAGGCTATATCTGCCACTCATTGTTGTGAGTGTGGCGATCCGATAGATGAACGAAGACGCCTGGTCGTTCAGGGTTGTCGGACTTGTGCAAGTTGCCAGGAGGATCTGGAGCTTATCAGTAAACAGAGAGGTTCGAAGTGAGCGAAATTAACTCTCAGGCACTGCGTGAAGCGGCAGAGAAAGCCGGTGAAGATAAGTGGCAGGCTAAAAAAATAAATGGTGATTTTTTCGTTATTCGTCACGGTAGTTATACAAGACAGCATGGCTACACATCGTATCAACCCATTGCGGAGATTGATTGTAAGCCAGTCCGGGATTTTGTTGCCAAGGCTAATCCGGCTACCGTGCTGGAATTACTGGATGAACTGGAAGCAGCAAAAAAGCGCATTGCAGAACTGGAAGCGCGGGAAATACTGCTCCCGGAACGTAGCAGCATGCTTCATCGAACAGATTTTCACGATGATTACCAAACGGTAATGGCATACAAAGTTTCTGAAGTCATCGATGCAATCCGCGCTACTGGCATTCGCATCAAAGGAGAGTGAGATGATTCACTACCACGGTGGGCCTATTACTCCTGATACGTGCGCAATGAGAGCATGGAAAGGGCGACATGCGTTTATCAGTTTTGCGCATTCAGGCCAGATCAATCTCGCGGCTGAATACTGTCAGTCGTTCGCGCTGGACAACGGTGCATTCACCGCCTGGAAAGCAGCTGGCAAAAACAAAATCGACTGGAGCGATTACTACGAGTTTGTTGCTCGCTGGAAGAATCACCCAGGATTCGATTTTGCCATTATCCCGGATATTATTGATGGCGGAGAGGAGGAAAATGATGCGCTTCTGAATGAGTGGCCTCACGGAAAACTAGCTGGCGTTCCAGTGTGGCACATGAATGAAAGTGACGCGCGATTTATTCATTTGTGCAATGAGTTTCCGCGAGTGGCTATCGGTAGTTGTGGCGACTATGACGTAAAGCGCCCAACTCTTGCGGTAGCCAGAATGAAAGACCTGATTCGTCACATTGTTGATGGGCATGGTCAGCCGGTTACGAAACTACATGGATTGCGCATGTTAAATCCGCTGATATTCACAAAATTACCCTTAGCCAGCGCAGATAGTACGAACGTCGCTCGAAACATCGGTATTGATAAAGCCTGGTCTGGGGCTTATGCACCTGCAAGTAAAGAGACACGCGCAGCATTAATGGTAGAACGGATTGAGGCACACAATAGCCCTGGTTCTCTTGCGTATTGTGAACAACGCGACCGCTTTGAAATGCAATTGCAACTAGCAGTTTAAGGACTAACAAATGACCACTATTACCAAAGAACGTATTGAATTGTTCATTAAAAATCCGCTTGAAAACGGGCTTACTCGTGGCGAACAAATGGAACTGGCACGAATTGCACTGGCATCACTGGAACGCGAACTGATTCGCCACGAGCATGCCAAATGGTCTGACTCCACATTTGGCTGCGTTGGCCCCATTGGTCCACTGAAACACCTCTCAAAAGAGGCTCTGGAAGCCGCAGCCGAACCAGACGATCTCAGCTAGTGGGCTGATATGCATTTCCTGTTGTGGGATGCACAGCGCCGTGCTGGCATCAGCGATGCTGAAATTACCGCTGCTATGGAAGATAAATTGAAGATCAACATGGAGCGCCAGTGGCCTGAACCAAAAGATGGTGAGCCTCGCTTGCACATTAAAGAACCCGGCAACTCTCCGGTAATTCCGGATGGTTTATCCACGGTATGCGCTGAGGCTTATCAGGTTGTAGGAGTTATGGCAGATGCGCTTGGTGTATTCGGTGATGCAGCAGTACAGAAAGTTCTGGATAACCTGTCACAGCAAAAACTTGTTCACAGAGATGTGCTGCCGTTCTCGCTTCCGGTGACTCCGGATGGTTGGATAAGCTGTAGTGAGCGAATGCCGAAAGAAACGGGTGACATTATTGTTGTTTCGGATGGCATTGTAATGTCCGGGATTTCTTATTCTCGTCGTGACGGGTTCTATATAGCCGCATTGGAGTACGACGACGATGAGCCAATTGGCGGTGTAACCCACTGGATGCCTCTACCAGAACCGCCTCGATTAAAGGAGCTATAATAGTGAACTATTATATCTATTTGTATTAAAAGAGTTTTTATAAAATAAATCTCCCAAAGCATGTAAAAACACTGTTAATCTTAACGTGTGTGAAACGTGAAGAGAGGTGTTGAAATGAGCATTCATGATTTGTGTGAAGATCAAGAGCAATGGGCTATGCAGACCCTTATGGGATCAGGAGTTCTTGCAAGGTGCAGAATCCATAACGATGTAATTTTAGACAGCGGAAATGATGCTTCTTCTGCTTATAAATTAGGAACTTACCTATATCAAAAAGATAATAGCTGCAACTTATTCAATACTCTTACTGAAGCCCGCGACGCAATAAAGGATGCATATGAATCGTATTGTGGGATCGATGATTGCCCACAATGCTCAAAATACATTGACGATTAATAATATGAACAAGTAACTATCCTCGCACTCGCGGGGATTTCTTTTATCTGAACTCGCTACGGCGAGTTTTGTTTTATGGCGATGATAAATGCACTTCCGAGTTACAGGTGAATGGAATGGAGAACCATTCAACAGAGTTATCGAAGCCGAGAACATCAGCGACTGCTATGACCACTGGATGCTGTGGGCGCAGATAGCACATGCAGACGTAACCAATATTCGAATTGAAGAACTGAAAGAACACCAAGCCGCCTGATGGCGGTTTTTTCTTGCGTGTAATTGCGGAGACTTTGCGATGTACTTGACACTTCAGGAGTGGAACGCTCGCCAGCGACGCCCAAGAAGCCTTGAAACAGTTCGTCGATGGGTGCGCGAATGCAGGATATTCCCTCCTCCGGTTAAGGATGGAAGAGAATATCTGTTCCACGAATCAGCGGTAAAGGTTGACTTAAATCGACCAGTAACAGGTAGCCTTTTGAAGAGGATCAGAAATGGGAAGAAGGCGAAGTCATGAGCGCCGGGATTTACCCCCTAACCTTTATATAAGAAACAATGGATATTACTGCTACAGGGACCCAAGGACGGGTAAAGAGTTTGGATTAGGCAGAGACAGGCGAATCGCAATCACTGAAGCTATACAGGCCAACATTGAGTTATTTTCAGGACACAAACACAAGCCTCTGACAGCGAGAATCAACAGTGATAATTCCGTTACGTTACATTCATGGCTTGATCGCTACGAAAAAATCCTGGCCAGCAGAGGAATCAAGCAGAAGACACTCATAAATTACATGAGCAAAATTAAAGCAATAAGGAGGGGTCTGCCTGATGCTCCACTTGAAGACATCACCACAAAAGAAATTGCGGCAATGCTCAATGGATACATAGACGAGGGCAAGGCGGCGTCAGCCAAGTTAATCAGATCAACACTGAGCGATGCATTCCGAGAGGCAATAGCTGAAGGCCATATAACAACAAACCCTGTCGCTGCCACTCGCGCAGCAAAATCAGAGGTAAGGAGATCAAGACTTACGGCTGACGAATACCTGAAAATTTATCAAGCAGCAGAATCATCACCATGTTGGCTCAGACTTGCAATGGAACTGGCTGTTGTTACCGGGCAACGAGTTGGTGATTTATGCGAAATGAAGTGGTCTGATATCGTAGATGGATATCTTTATGTCGAGCAAAGCAAAACAGGCGTAAAAATTGCCATCCCAACAACATTGCATGTTGATGCTCTCGGGATATCAATGAAGGAAACACTTGATAAATGCAAAGAGATTCTTGGCGGAGAAACCATAATTGCATCTACTCGTCGTGAACCGCTTTCATCCGGCACAGTATCAAGGTATTTTATGCGCGCACGAAAAGCATCAGGTCTTTCCTTCGAAGGGGATCCGCCTACCTTTCACGAGTTGCGCAGTTTGTCTGCAAGACTCTATGAGAAGCAGATAAGCGATAAGTTTGCTCAACATCTTCTCGGGCATAAGTCGGACACCATGGCATCACAGTATCGTGATGACAGAGGCAGGGAGTGGGACAAAATTGAAATCAAATAATGATTTTATTTTGACTGATAGTGACCTGTTCGTTGCAACAAATTGATAAGCAATGCTTTTTTATAATGCCAACTTAGTATAAAAAAGCAGGCTTCAACGGATTCATTTTTCTATTTCATAGCCCGGAGCAACCTGTGAACACATTTTCAGTTTCCCGTCTGGCGCTGGCATTGGCTTTTGGCGTGACGCTGACCGCCTGTAGCTCAACACCACCCGATCAACGTCCTTCTGATCAAACCGCGCCTGGTACCTCTTCTCGCCCGATTCTGTCGGCAAAAGAAGCGCAGAATTTCGATGCTCAACACTATTTTGCATCCCTGACACCAGGTGCTGCAGCGTGGAATCCTTCCCCGATTACCCTGCCTGCGCAACCTGACTTTGTTGTCGGCCCGGCGGGTACTCAAGGTGTAACGCATACCACGATTCAGGCGGCGGTAGATGCGGCAATTATCAAGCGTACCAACAAGCGCCAGTATATTGCCGTGATGCCAGGTGAGTATCAGGGAACGGTATATGTTCCTGCCGCTCCGGGTGGAATTACTCTGTACGGTACAGGTGAAAAACCGATTGATGTGAAGATTGGGCTTTCCCTTGATGGGGGCATGAGCCCTGCCGACTGGCGTCACGACGTCAACCCGCGCGGCAAATATATGCCAGGTAAACCAGCGTGGTATATGTACGATAGCTGCCAGAGCAAACGCAGCAACAGTATCGGTGTTCTCTGTTCAGCGGTCTTCTGGTCACAAAACAATGGCCTGCAACTGCAAAACCTGACCATCGAAAACACGCTGGGCGATAGCGTAGATGCGGGTAACCATCCGGCGGTGGCACTGCGTACTGATGGTGACCAGGTACAGATTAACAACGTGAACATTCTCGGTCGTCAGAACACCTTCTTTGTCACCAACAGCGGTGTGCAGAACCGTCTGGAAACGAATCGTCAGCCGCGTACGCTGGTGACCAACAGCTACATTGAAGGGGATGTGGATATCGTTTCTGGTCGCGGCGCAGTGGTGTTCGATAACACCGAATTCCGCGTGGTGAACTCACGTACTCAGCAAGAAGCGTATGTGTTTGCACCGGCAACGCTGTCCAACATTTACTACGGTTTCCTCGCTGTAAACAGCCGTTTCAATGCTTCCGGTGATGGCGTGGCGCAACTGGGCCGCTCGCTGGATGTTGATGCCAATACCAACGGTCAGGTGGTGATCCGTGATAGCGCCATCAACGAAGGTTTTAACACGGCTAAACCGTGGGCCGATGCGGTGATCTCTAATCGTCCGTTTGCGGGTAATACCGGCAGCGTAGATGATAACGACGAAATACAGCGCAATCTGAATGACACTAACTACAACCGCATGTGGGAATACAATAACCGCGGCGTGGGTAGTAAAGTGGTTGCAGAGGCGAAGAAGTAA